TAATAAAATGGACTTAGTTAAAAAAACATGGGACTTACACAATCAAAACGTATCAGCTTATACGGATGGAACTAAAGCATATTATATACCATTATGAGAATATTAGCAGTAACAAGTAAATTTAGCGGTGTTGGGTATCATAGAATAATGATGCCATTAGTTAATATGCGGAAAGACTATTGCATGATTACAGATACTATAAATGAAGTAGTGTTTGATAATAATTATGACATAGTTATATTTAATAGATTCCTAACTTCAACTGATGCAAAGTTATTAGTTAAGATGAAATTAAAATATGATTTCAAATTGGTAGTAGATAATGATGACTATTGGTTTTTGCCACCTTCTCATGTTTTATATCAAAGGTATCAAGATAGCAATATATCAGAAATAATAACTGAATATATGCGAGTAGCTGACCTTTGCACTTGCACCCATGAAAGACTAGCTGAAGAAATATATAAATTCAATCCTAATGTAGAAATCCTGCCTAATGCTTTGCCATATGGTAGGGAACAGTTTCAAGATAATAAAGTAGAATCTGACATGGTTAGATTATTTTGGTCAGGTTCTGGCACTCATGCTGCTGATATGGATATATTACGCAATCCAATGAAGAAGATAAATTTTCCTGTTAAGACAATTATAGCAGGTTATAATCTAGCTGAAAAACATATTTGGGATAGAATGATAGCAGCATTTACTAATGGCTTAAAATTAAATCCTACTATATACGATTATTCAGAGGTAACAAAATACATGGGTGCTTATGCTGATTCGGATATAAGCATAATCCCTTTGGTAGATAATAAGTTCAATAGCATGAAATCTAATTTAAAGGTACTAGAAACTGCATCTAAAAGAAACCCTGCTATTGTTAGCAACGTACATCCTTACAAGGATATGCCATTGTGCTATGTAAATAATCAGAAAGATTGGTATTATTGGATTAAGTTATTAACCTTTGATGAAGCAGCTAGGATTGAGTATGGGCAAAAGCTATTTGAATACTGTAATGAGCATTACAACTTAGACACTATAAATAATAAAAGATTTGCTATTTATAATAAATTGATAGGCAATGCCAATATATAAATGTTCATCTAACGGAAAATATAGAATTGGAACAGGTTCATGTATTTATGATACCCATGAAAAAGCTGCTGAAGTATGGGCAGCTATTCTAGCTAGTGGTAAAATGGCAGCTAAGAAAGTTAGCTATGATTATGATGGTGTATTAAGTACAGATGCAGGAAAAGAAAAAGCTAAAAGGGATATTGCTGCAGGTAATTTAGTTTATATAATATCAGCTAGAGGTGACAAAGAAACAATGCTAGGTACTGCAAAAGACTTAGGCATACCTGCAGATAGAGTTTATGCAACAGATTCAAATAAAGCTAAAGTTGAAAAAATAGCTTCATTAGGAATAGAAATACATACAGATAATAACCCTGATGTGATTGCACAGGTTAATGCATTGCCAAAAGCTAGAGGGGTTAAATTTGAATTTGAAGAAACATATAACGACTATCCTGAATCAGCTAGTAATAATGCTAAGAGGGCTTTAAAATGGGCAGAAGAAAACGGATGGGGTGAATGTGGAACGGCAGTAGGTAAGGCACGAGCAAACCAATTGGCAAACAAAGAAAACATTTCAAGGGATACTATTGCTAGGATGGCATCATTCAAAAGACATCAACAAAATAAAGATGTACCTTATTCAGAAGGTTGTGGTGGTCTTATGTGGGATTGCTGGGGTGGTACTTCTGGCATTGAATGGGCAATAAACAAACTAAAGCAAATAGATAAATAATGGAATGGTTTATTCAATTTGGTAACTTTAGAATATCATTAGGAATATTAACTAATACAATTCATTTAGGTGTTTCATTAGGATATAGCGTAGATGAAAATAATGAACTGCATAAAAGTTTAAATATTGGTTTTATCTTTATATCATTGAATTTTATAATGTTTAATGAAGAAACATACTAAGATATATTTAGATTACTTTGGATATGGAATAGAAGATTTTATAGCTTGTGAAAGTTGTGGTGCAAAGGCAGTAGATATAGCACATATAATTGCTAGAAGTAAATTTGGTGATAAAAGAAAGGATGAACAGGATAATATAGATAATCTTGCAGCATTATGCAGAGATTGTCATTATAAATATGATTTTGAAAATAAATGGACAAAAGATGAAATGTATGAAATACACAAAAGAACTTTGGAAAGACATTCCTGATTTAAATGGTTATTACCAATGTAGCAATTTTGGTAGAATAAAATCTATTCAAAGAATTGTTTGTCTAGGAAATAATAATAGATTAGTTAAGGATAAAATATTGACTCAAATTAAATCTAAAAATGGTTATTTTGTTGTAAATATTACTTATCCTTTTAGAAAACAATATTTAGTACATAAATTAATTGCTAAAACTTTTTTAAATCATAAAGAAGGTTTAGTTATAAATCATATAGATTTAGATAAAACAAATAATAATATAGAAAATTTAGAGGCAATAACACAAAAACAAAATATAGAACATTCAATATTAAATGATATGAATGGACAAATATTGCTTGATACTCAAAATGGTATTTATTATACAAGATATTATGAAGCTGCTAAAGCTAAAGATATATCTTTAAATAGATTTTATAAAGTTATGGCTAAAGGAAATAATTACAATTTAATAAAAGTATAAATGGCAAAGGGTAAAAACGATTCAACCAAAGTATCATTTGGAAAACGCAAAAGAGGTCAGGCAAAGAAATCTTATAATAAGCATTCACCTAAGCCTAAGACATACAGAGGTCAAGGCAGATAAAAACTAAAACTATGATAATACTACCTGCACAGATAGAAGGGTTAGCATCAAGGAAAGATAAAACCATCAAAGTAACATTTGGTACACAGGAACTTTCACCTGCAGATGCTGCACAAGTTTTCCAACTGAATCAGAAATTCTGCTATATAGCTATCAAAGAAGAATCATTTCAACAGGATGAATTAGATAATCTAGATAGCATTAAGACAGACCTAGAAGCAAACAAAACCCCATCACAAAGATTAAGGGGTATTTTATATATTAACTATCAACAGGATGATGAAGGTTACAAAGATTTCATGACTTACTATATTAGTAAGATGGATAAACTTTGTGAGCATTTTAAATCTAAACTAGATAAATAATCAACGAGAATACAACGATATGGGCAATCCAAAAAATATAGAAGGACAGGGATTTCATACTAACCCTGAAAGAATAAACAAAGAAGGCAGACCCAGAAAATATGTCAGCCTATTGAAAGAGCAAGGATATAAACTATCTGAAATAAACGATAGCATACAGGCTTTGATGTCTATGGATGAAGAAGAATTAAAATCAGTTAGCACAAATGACAAAGCAACCGTACTTGAAAAAACGATTGCTAAAGCTATTTTAAAGTCTATGAGTAATGGCAGCCTATATTCACTTGATACTTTATTGACTAGAGTGTATGGCAAACCAAAAGAGCAAATGGATATTAAATCAGATAACAAAATAGAAGTTATTTTTGTAGATGGTAAAACCATTTTATAATGCAGATATTTCTACCTAACCCACACGCAAACCAACAGAAGATACTTGAATGCGACAAACGATTCAGGGTGGTGATGTGCGGTCGTAGATTTGGCAAATCAGAACTATCACAGATACTTTCAGTCACATATGCAGTTAAAGGCTATTCTGTGGCTTATATAACCCCTACTTATGGATTGGCTAAGGTTTTCTTTAGTAAACTAACAGAGAGTCTAGAATTGCCTAAAAACAAGTCTGATTTAAAAATAGACTTTCCCAATGGTGGGCAGGTCGAATTCTTTACAGGTGAAAGGCTAGATAACCTAAGGGGTCGAAAGTTCCATTTGGTTATTATAGATGAGGCTTCATTTATACCTGACCTAGAAGCAGGATGGCAAAATAGTATTAGACCTACCTTAACAGACTATAAAGGAAAGGCTATATTCCTGTCAACACCTAGAGGCAAAAATTATTTTTATAGTTTATTTATGAAGGCAGGTGAAAATGATTGGGCATCATTCAAATTTACTAGCTATGATAATCCATTCATAGACCCACAGGAAATAGATGAAGCTAGGATGCAATTACCCAATGTGGTATTTGAGCAGGAATACATGGCTAACCCATCAGAGAATAGTGCGAACCCATTTGGTAACAAATTTATAGTGGATTGTACTAAGCCAATGAGCAACCAACCTATAGTTGCATTTGGTATTGACCTTGCAAAATCAGTTGACCACACCGTAATAATAGGACTTGATAATAATGGAAATGTGGCTTATTTTGACAGGTATCAAATGGATTGGCATAATACTAAGGAAAATATAAAGAGGCTGCCTAGATGCCCTATATTGGTAGATAGCACAGGTGTGGGTGACCCTATCCTAGAAGACCTGCAAAGGGAAGGGATAGCCATTGAGGGGTTAAAGTTCACAAGTTCTAGTAAGCAGCAGCTAATGGAAGGCTTGGCTACTGCCATCCAACAGGGCAGGATAGGATTCCCAGAAGGAGCAATCACAAATGAGTTGCAAGTGTTTGAATATCAGTTCACTGCCAATGGGGTTAAATATTCTGCACCTAGCGGATTCCATGATGACTGTGTTATGGCTTTGGCTTTGGCTTGGAATAACTTTAGTATAAAAAGGGGTAATGGCAGGTATTCTTTTGCATAATTACCGTTCATCCCTGATATTTACCGTTCATCACAAATTTTAAAAATAGTTCATAAAATGTTTGGATTGTGTATATAAGTTGTACTATATTTGATTTATCAAACCAAAACAATCAATATGAAAAAGTCAATTTTAGATTTAGTATTAAATTCAGAGAAGGTTCAGAATGCCATCAAGCAATACAAAGAATGGGGTTATGATTTAGATTTAGGTAACATTACAGATGTGTGCGTTTTTGGACTTTCTAAAGAATCATTTAAAAATGGTCGTGGTGCTGAATTAACATTTTATTTTGATGATTGCAAGTCTATTGGTGCTGACGGTTCTTATTTTAAATATAAAAATGGTTCTTATTCTGAACAGAAGGAATTTTCTTTGCCTATTGGTTATAAAACACCTAAAGGATATTTTTCAACTAAAATGATTCCTGTAACAGTTGCAGATGCTCAAAATTTGACTGAATCAGAAGTTGAACAATTACTTGAATTTTATACTGATGCTAAAGTAAATAGCTTTGACCCATTTTGGCATGAGAATCAAGCTAAAACTAAAAATGCAGCAGCTTGGAATTACATAGCAGCAAACTTTATTACTGACCCTTATTGTACACGATAATATTAACCCATAAAGTCAGGGGTGCGACTGACCAACGCACAATTTTATTATGAAAAATAAGCAAAGACAATATAATATTGAAGCAGTAATAATTATAATATTCGCTATCTTAGCAACTGCATATATTCAAAATAATTAAATCATTACCCCTGCCACAATTATTAATTAACAAAATAAAGGGTGTTGGTTATATCGGTGGGGGTATTTTTAAAATTACTATTATGACAAACTACGAATTAAAACAAGGCATTTTAGACAAGTTGGAAATAGAAGGTTTAATTTCAAGGATTGAAAAACTTGAACATCAGTTAGCAGAAAAGGAACAGGAACTTAAAAAGTTGACTAAGGAATTTATATCATTGCAGCATGAATTTTATAAAGAATAAGCTATGAAGTATATTAAATTCTTTATTATTAGCATACCTTTAGCTTGTTTAATATATGTAATTGTATTATCTTTATGCAAAATCAAAAACATATGTGGGAGAAAATAAACGTATGGCAATATCAACAGATATACAATCTTTATAATTCAAAGGATAATTATACTACTGATTTGGAAGTAGATAGTAAATTAGTTTCAATAGTTAATGATATAACAGAAGCACAGGTTGACAGTTTGCCATTAAGTGAATTTAACAAGCTAAAGGAAAGTATTAAATTTTTGACTGAACCGATTGTAGGTAATACTGTTAAATATATTAAAATAAGCAAAAGTAAAAGGTATAAGATTAACTATGATGTTAGCAAGATGCCATTTGCTAGGTATATAGAGAGCAAAGTATTTAGTGAAGATTTATATGGCAATCTGCATAAATTGGCAGCAACTATGGTTATACCACAAAAGAAAAGATATGGATTTTGGGTTACAGAAAAGTATGATGCTAGTAAGCATGAGCAATATTCAGATGATATGCTAACTGCTAGATTTGTAGATGTTTACCATTCGCTTGTTTTTTTTTATCAAGTATACAGAAATTGGATAGAAGTTTCACAGGATTATATGGTGAACAAAATGATGGAAGCAGGGATGACACAGGCACAGGGGAAAGAGGCGGTTCAAAGTTTATGCAGTATTTTGGATGGCAATATTCCACCAAACTTATTGCCGAGTACGAAAATTGCACAGTTACAGAAGCGTATGAACTAAGTACAATAGAGTGCTTAAATATATTAGCATATTTAAAAGCTAAGGCTGATTTTGACAAAGAACAAATAAGAAAGATTAGATAGTGCATATAGGTTTTTTGGTTTGCTGACCCCTGCCCTTAAAAAAGGTGGGGGTTAGTTATTTTTATATCTTTGCACTATTTATTAGTATGAGCATTAGTAAAGCACAGGCAAAAGCAATTGGTGATGGATTCCTAAATTCATTAGGTGAACAACCTATGAAAGAAGGGGAAATGCCTGTTATTGAAAGAATACTAAAAGACTTTGGTGGTGATTTTATAACTGCTGCCCAGAAGAATCTTAATAAAAATAAATCAATTGCTTCAGGTGCTATTGATGATATAAGGATGAATTTTACAAAGTTTGCCACCAATTATACTATTTCATTAGGTTACCCTAAAAGTGAACCTGCTTCTAAATATTGGGACTTTATAAATAAAGGGGTTAAAGGTACTAAGAATATAAAAGCAGATGGAAAGACACCTTATAAATTTAAGTCAGGTAAAAAGGCTATCCCAATATCTGCTGCAGAAAAATGGCTAGGATATAATAAGTTAAAAGCAACTTCAATAAAACCTTATAAGAAAAAGGGTATTGAAACAAAGGCAATAGAAGGGAAAAAATCATTAGCTTATATGTTAGCTAGGTCAATACATAGAAAGGGTATTAGGTCAACACACTATTTTGATGACGCTAAAGTACAGACATTTGGAAAGGAGTTTTATGAAGTAATGGAAGCAGCATTAGGAAAAGATATTCAAATTAAAATTAGACAAATAGGTAAAGAATTAAAAAATGGCAATAACAATACAAAGTAGTCCTGCACCTTATTCAAGTATGCATGATGACTTATGGTACGTTTCAAGTTCAACTAATGTAGGTCAAACTGCATTTAAATTCGTTTATGATGTTTATGTAAACGGAGCACAAGTAAGCAGAACAAAAGTATATCCTTCACCATCAGGCGAAGGTAGCTATGGTGTATTCAATGCTTCACCAATGGTGCGTAGTTATGTAACTAATTACTTTGAACCATCTGGCAGTTCAATATTAGTGGCATCAAATGATAAAATAAAGGTAGATAGTACAATCAAGATAGGTGAAGAATATGTAAGTGGTGGGAACTTGATAACAAACTTGAATTTAGTTTCAGGTGCTTTGAGTGCTTATAATTATTACCCACCATTATTTGCAGATATTTTATTTGTTAATAATAACACACCATTAGTATTGTCTGATTATTATGATAATCTATTATTGGAAAACTTTACAGACGATTGGATTACGGAAAGGGATACACAAAATATTACTATTGAATATGGTGATAATTTCTATGCTACATATTTTAAAATAACTTCAGGTACTTATTCAGCATGGGTTGATGTAGTTAATGAAGGTGGCACAGTATTAGATACTGCAAGTGGTAATATAACATTTAGCGGTGAAATGAATCTATTCAATTGTCAAGCAGGGCATATAAATACATTTGCAGGTAGAACATTAATTACAGAGAATACATATGGTTATAATGTTTATTTAAAAAGAGGGGTAGCGGTATCTAGGAAATTACAGTTCATTCAAAAATGCTATCCTAAATATAAGCAATACAATCTGCATTTCCTTAATAGGCTAGGCGGTTGGGATACCATGAAATTTGCATTGGTTAATAAAAGGTCAACAGAAGTACAAAGGGCATCATATAGAAGAAACGATTGGCAGCTTTCTGGCAATACAATGACAAATATTGATTCCTATAATAAGTACAATGAAACTACTTTGAATTATGCAATTCAGCATAAAGATAAATTTCATTTAATATCTGATTGGGTTAGTGAGCAGGATTATGAATGGTTAGCACAATTATTTGCAAGTACAATTACATATATGGAAGTGCAAGGTGCATATTTCCCTGTGACAATTAGTAGCACAAACTATGAATATAAATTAGAAAGTTCTGATAAATTATTCAACTTTGAAATAGATATTGAAGTAGGTAAATATTTAACAAGTCAATTTAGATAATGATTAGTACAGAAATATATATTGAAGATTACAAATTAGACTTATTGCAAGATAT